ACCAGAAAAATCAGAATCAAGCGAAAGCGAAATAGACAATATACCGTTCTGATGTATTAAAAACGAACGCAAACGCGCCTTAAATCAATTATTATGTGTTAAGATATATCAAACTATACCTTAATTAATTTTAATTGATTTTCGGCTTTAAATTGATTTTTTTTGAAAATCGGATGTTTGAATGATAAAACGGCGTGAATCGGAAATACAAAAAGAAATAATAAACTTTTTGCAGATTTTAGAAAATAGAGGGCTGATTTATTTTATTCGTTGTAATGTTTTCAGCGGTAAAATAAAACGCGCTGGCGGACTGTATTTTATTGTTCGTTCAGTTAATCAAGTAATTACTATTATTAATAATATTATTTAATTTATTTAAGCGAGGAGATTAAAAACTATGATTAAAATAAACACTATTGACGATATTAAAAACGCTGATAATTCTGAATTGATTGAATATTTTACGGTTCACACGATTAAAAACACTGCCAAAAAAATTAATATTGTTGCATCAAAATTAAGTTATTATTTGCGAACAACTAGAAAATTGAATTTTAAAAACGCAATTATTAAAAAACGAACGGAAGAAATAAACAAAATCAGCAAATCGCAACTTATAAAATTATTGCAAACTATGAACGCCAGCCAACTCGCCGTGAAATATAAAGTTTCAAAATCCGTAATTTCAAAAATCTTAAAAAAACACAATATAAATATTAAATTATATAATATTAATATTATTAACCAGTATAAAAAAATTGTTAGTATAGATAGAAAAGAGTTTATTAAAAGGTATTGTATAGATTGTTATTTATGGACATCAAATAAAAATGTCAGTTATTGGAATCCTGAATTTTGTTTAAAATATGGTTGTATAAATAAAAATATTAAATACCTGCAAAATAAAGTTAATTTTGCATATAACAGCGATAAAGACACAGTTTATTATATTGCTAAAAATCAGAACACGATTAAATTATCCGGCTGGCATATTGAATAATTAACCGTTTTTAATAATTTGTATTTGTAAAAATTTGACAAACCATATTTTTTATATTATATTCTACATACTATGCAGATAATAAAAACTTTATTTTAAATTTATTAATTAATTTTTAAAATCGCTATGAATAACTCTAATAATAATAATATTATTAATAATAATATACTTGATATTAATAATAATAATATTGCAGATAATAATAATATTAATAATATTAGTGATAGTATTAATAATAATAGTATAATTAATAATATAGATAATAGTAAAAAAAAAAATAAAAAAGTTATTAATAATAAAAATAATAAACGAAAAATTAAATGCCCTAATATTATTAAAAAAGATTATGCTAATATTAAATTAACTGATTTACAGTATAATCAAATTTTAGATAAATATGATATTACTATGAAACAAGAAAAGTTTTGTAGATTATATGCAAGTGATAAAGAATTTTTTGGTAATGGTGTTCAATCTTATATTGCTGCTTTTAATATTGATATTACTAAAAAAGGTGCTTATAATGTTGCAGGTGTTAATGCAAGGAATCTTCTAAAAAATCCTAAAATACTTGCTTATATTAATGATATACTTGAGGTTGAGAATGGATTTAATGATGTAAATGTAGATAAACAACTTGCTTTTATTATAGCTCAAAACGCCGATTTTGGTAGTAAACTTGGCGCGATAAAAGAATATAATGCACTTAAATCTCGAATTAAACAACGAATTGAAACAACAAACACAACAAAAATAGAAATGACAATTACTGAAGAAGAAAAGCAAGAAATAAATAATCGGTTAAAAAACATTTTATCATTAACGCCTGCCATATCTGAAATTGGGCTTGTAAAATAAGTAAAATGCAAAATGCAGATACTGAAAAAAAAGCTGCTGAACTACTTAAAATATTAAACGATAGAAAATCAAGATATATTGCCTGCGAAAATAATCTTATGCTTTTCAGCATTTATTATTTTTCGCATTATCATCATCACGCAATCCCGCCGTTTCATTATGCTTTGTATTCAGATTTACAGTTTGAAAATGGCGCACGCGGCGTAATTTGGAAAATATTTAGGGAATCAGCAAAAACAACGCTTGCTAAAATAAAAATCATTCATACAATTTGCTATAAACATAAAAGGTTTATAGTTTGGACTTCGTTTGATAAGGCAAAAGCGGCGCAAAATACATACGATATAGCGGTAGAATTGCAAACAAACAAAAAAATAATATCGGATTTTGGGCAGTTGTTTTATGAAAGTAAGTCGTATGAAACAGAAAAGAAAAGCACTAAAAAAGCGATTAGCGAATTTATAACAGTAAACGAAATTAAAGTTTTAGCGAACTCAATAGGAACTTCTGCGCGTGGCTTGGTTTGGGGCGCATATAGACCGGATTTTCAGATATTCGATGATGTTGAAAATATTGAAACCGCGTCATCTGAAACACAAACAAAATCAGTCATTGAACATATAGACGAAGCAATTGCCGGCGCGGCTGGATATTCCAACTTTTTAATACTTGCAAATAATATAACTGACACCGGGTCAATATCTTATTTTACTACCAAATTCAAAAAATCAAATAAATGGAAAATTAGGGATATTGGTGTAATTGATAATAAAACACAACAGCCGGTATGGGATAAATATGTTTTGACAGACGATGAAGCGGATAAAATAAATCTAACAATTACAGACGAAAAAAGGAAAAAAATATCCTTACAAACCAAAAAATTAGAATTAGGCGATTTAGTTTATAGACGTGAAATGTTAAATATTACAATGACTGCTGATGAACAGGAATTTAATGAAAATTGGCTACAATGGATTGAATTATCTGAAGTAAAACAAAAGGCAACCTACAAAATAACAACGATTGATACTGCTTATTCACAAAATAAAAACTCTTGTCGGACAGGTATTTGCATAAATTATTATGAACGTGCAACTGACAATTGGTATTTAGAAGCGTTTGCGCGCAAAATTGATAGTGCTGAATTGGTTGATTATATTTTTCAATTGCACGATAACGGTATTGACGAAATACGCATTGAAGAGACGGCGTTTCAAGCTGCTATACAACCATTATTCCGCCGCGAGTGTGAAAGACGTGGCAAATATCCGAATTGTAAGGGAATTAGTCATAAGGGGCGCGATAAAATTATACGCATACGCGGATTAATTGTGCCGTATAGCAACCGTAAAGTTTGGCATATAACCGGATTGTGTTCGGATTTAGAATCTGAAATGAGAATTTTCAGAGGACAAAAAAAAACTATGCGAGATGTATTAGACGCAACTGCTTATCAATTAGATGTTATTCGAGAAATAACGCCGCAGGCATATCAAAAACCAATAACCGCAACTCAACAGCAACGCCGCAATTTAGATTTTTCAAACTTGCATTTTTAATTTTATATTTGTAAAAAATTGACAAAATTTCAAAATATGTTATATTCAAAATAGAAATTGAAAGATTTTTATTAGGAATATATGAAAATAATAAATTTTGACGATGATACTAAAAAAAATAACAGACATAAAACATATAAAGATAAATTAAGTTCGCGTGATGATAAGTTAATTTGTGAAGCGGCTCAAGAATTAATCAACGCCGCTGATAATTATTTTGACCAGCGTATTTATCCGAATCTTTGCGCTTGCGCCGCTATTAAAGAGGGTATCGTTCCTAAAAACTTTCCTTTACCGTTGCGATTAAATTTTCCATTTGTTAAGAAATACTTATCGGCAATGTATCCTGTCGTCTTACAGACGAAAACACAGAATAAACTATTTTTTGGGAATATTCAGATTACAAATACAGACTATAAAGACGATATTTATGTCAAGTCAATTGAAACTATGCTGGAAAAGCATTTTTATGAATTTAACGACCCGAACGAATACTTTATTGAATCAGATGAGCAGGTTATTGATTTCGGCTATTCAGGCGTTAAATTAAGCTGGACACGCGAATATAGCGATATTGACGATATTGAACTAATTGAAGATGAAGATATTAACAATAAAAAACAAACACAAAAAAACGAAAAAGCACAATCCGAAACAAATAATCGATTACGATTTAAATCAGTTCAAAATATTAAGAAAAAACTTATTGCGGATAACTTAAATATTGAAGTTTGCGATATTTTTAATTTGCGATTAGACCCGCTTGCTAAAAAGCCGCAACAATTACGATTTGTTTATGAATATTTATACCCTAATTATGATACTTGTGTAGATTTGTTTGAAGATTTTGAAAAGCATATGATGTTTAAAAAGGATGATAATTCAGCTGAAGCAAGCGAAGCCCCGAGCGGTCAGCTTAAATTTAATATGCTCACACCTACGCAAATATTAGACAGTCAGCAAGAAGCACAAAACCCGCGCATTATAGAATTTTGGGATAAGTGGGGACACAGATTTTATTTTCTTACAAATAACGAAGGAAATAAGATTATTACACTTCTTAAACTCAAAAATCAAGCAGAGGATTTTTCATATCTTAACCCTTATTCACACAAAAAAATACCTATAACGCTTTTATATAGAAAAAAAAATAGAAAAGATTGTTATGGAACTGGCGTAATTAATGATATTATGCCATTGTATATCATAATGATTTATTTACTTTCATTGTCAATTATTGAAGAAATTAAGCGCGTTATGTCGCCGATTGGAATTAGAAATACAGGCGAAATAAATATTGACGAATTAGTATCGGCTATTGAAGGAAACGGACGTTATTTCACAGTTAAAGCCGATGGCGATATTAGGCAATTTGTTTATCAAATTCAGCAGAATAGCGCAACTTCATTATTTCAGCTTCAGCAATATTTCGAGGGTATGATACAAGCGCAAACAAAAATCACTGATTATCAAACAGGCGGCACAATCCAACAACAATACAACCGAACATTAGGCGGTATTCAAGCAATATTCGAGGAAAGCACGCGTCAATTATCATTTGTAAATTTAATTAATAAGCGAGCATATAAGCGAATTGTAAAATTAGGTTTGTCAATCATATTACAAAAACAATTACAGCCGATTATATTCCGTATGCTTGTCGAAGATTCAACTTTATATATTGAAATCAAGAACGAATTAGACGCGCCGATTAATTCTGCAAAAGATTTAATATTTGTAAACGAAGGAACA